CCTAATTCTACAGAGCCTGCAATACCAAATGGAGATTGCTTTCTAACGAATAATCTTGCTGCCTGAATCTTGCAAGCTAATTCTACTTCGTAAGGTATTTCTTTGAAGCCCCAAACTCCAGTTATCTTAACTGTTTGTGGAAAGAAGTAAGGAAATACATATGACTGAACTGCTAATAGTCTAGTTACTGGTCTACCTAAGTCTGGATTATTAACAGGCTCATACATAAGATCTGTATCTAAATTCCAAATTGTTGTAAAAGGTCCAGACTGATTTGCTCTTGATGCTACTTCTACTGGTTGAATAAGGTCATCTATCTCTAGATACCATGGATTTACAGGGGTGTAATATTTTACTGTTGGTGCTGCTAATGTGCCTTCTTGGTAGAAAGATCTTTGGCAATAATCATCAATCATACGGCTTGCAGCAAGAATCGCTGCTTGAATGTCATTGTCATCAATGCTGTCCTCAATTTGCAACGCATTTCTTACATCTGCCAATGTCGTGTAGACATTATTAGGCTGTTGACTAACACTAAGCGTAGGTTTCATTTATTCCTCTTCTCATAACTTCCTTTTTTTAAATGAAGGACAGGCCCGTAAACGGGGCAGTCTTTAGGCCTGTCCTCCACCTTAGATTACTCTAAGTATTACATAGATAAACTATGTAAATTAGAATGTAGGTGTTGCAAGACCTGTTCCCAAGATCTTTGAGAACGCTGCAGGGTAACGACCAGCAGTTGCAGCAGCATAGCCGTATACAACTGACTTGATTGTCAATGATCCTGCACCTGTTGCATCAAAGTTCAATGCGAATGGTGATCCTGCTTGTTCCCATAGATGGAATTCTGGTGCTGTTACGCAATAGATTTCATCTTCGTTTGAACCAGTACCGTTTGTTGTTGTAACATTTGCGTCTGCAACGATTGGAAGACCCATCAATGAGTAACCTGAGTTACCGTAGAATGCTTGTCCTGCACCTGCTGCGAATGCGTTCATTGGTCCGTTTAGTGTTGGAACTACTAGTGGACGACCTGCTGTATCAACTGCTGCTAGCAAGAATGCTAGACGGCGTGGGTGCATTACCCAGTGTGTTGGGTTCATGAATGCACCAGTCTGTACTAACTGGTAAGCGTTTGCCAACTTTGGATATAGTTCAGCAACTGTAGGTGATGCATCTGTGTATGTTACAGATCCAATACCTGATGTGTTTGATAGACCTAGGATTTGACCTGATGAACCTGAACCGTTAAGGATCTGGAAGTCAAGTGTTGTGTGCCATCCACGGATAAGATCCTGAATGATGAACTGGTCAATGCCTGTTCCACGCTCAATTGCCTGCTTTGAGATATCCTGTTGTCCTGCGATTGTACGAACATTGATTGTTAGTAGTGTATCGTCAGCATTTGTATCTGAGATTGCATCATTTTCTGAAGCCTGAACTGCAGTTGATGTACCAGTTGTCATGCGTGAGATATTTAGTGTCATACCTGCTGCTGGCAAAGCCATCTTGTTTGTTGCGAAGTCTGCTGTTGGGCGACCTGCACGAGCAAGTGGTGCTGCTAGATCAACAAGGTACTGAGGAATTACGAGACCAGCAAAGTTGCCAGTTCCTACTGAGCGACGCTCAACTTCCTCTTCACGAGTGTGACGAGCCAAACGCTCTTGTGCTGCGTAGTCATTGCTGAACTTTGCTGCAAATGCATCCTTTACGAATGATACTTCTGCTTCTGGTGCGTATGTACGAGCCTCAGATGTGATCTTTGTTGTAGCAGTTGTCTTTGGCATTGCAACACCAGCGACTGCTGATCTTGCTTCTGATGCCTTTGCATCTGCTGCTGCTTGTACAGTCAACTTGTCAATCTTTGAATCTAGTGAGCGTGACTCTTCAACTAGGGTATCAACCTTTGCTGATTCATCTTCTGTAAGGTCTGTACGGTTCTCTACGGCTACTGCCTCAAGAACTGCGTCCAACTCTGCCTTAACTGCATCACGGCGTTCAATTACTTTGTCTAAATAAGACATTTATTGTTCTCCTTTGTGAGTATTTTTAAGTGTGAGGTGGTGGTTACGGGTTTCACGACGCTTACGGGTGTGAGCCTAACTCCGACTTCTACCTATCTTGTTAGATAGGAATATTATTTTATTGTATTTCTCTTTGCTTTTGCTAAGCGTAGAGACATTCTTGGCATGTTATCTGGCAAGAAGTTTAGTACTGATGGGAAATCTCCAACAATCTTTGCACCTTGTCCAGGAATGTCTGTTATTTCTATAACATTGGCTGCCTGTTCTTGTGCTGATGGAAGTGGATCAATTACTGTTAATTCAGACATTTTGTGTCCAACAAGAGTATCTGTAGGTGCCCATCCATTTTCCAATTCTTTGTATACACGAATAAGAACTGCTGGATCTCCTTCTTCTGCATTTATGCTAAAGGATGAATTAGGAACATTGATAGATCCTTCTTTCTTGATCTCTACAATACGACCTCTTGCGATGCCACCAGATGAATTCCAACGAACAAAATCTCCAACTGATTCACGCTTAGACATTTCAACATCTTGCTCTTCTTCCATTAGAGCATCTTGTTCCATGCCACCACACATAGTGCAGTCTCCACATGTACATCCCATATCACAGCAATCGCATGAATCTGGCATATCTTCTTCACCATCTCCAAGCATCATAGACATTACTTCTACTGCCTTCATAATATATTCATGACCTTCAGATAAATCTCCAAAGATTTGCTTTAATACTAATAGTGATTCGCCTGTTACTTCTCTGCCCTGCTTCATTTCTTCCATTGCTCTCTTTATGGCTTCTCTAGCCTCTACAGAGGTTGTAGGGTATGCAGGATATGTGACGATTGACACATCTCCGTCAGCAAGGCTGACTTCAGTAAGCAATCTTTCTGAACGATCTTCATTATACTTTTGACGGATAACTCTAAATGCAAACGACATTTGATCAACATCTCCACGCTCAACAAGAGTGTATATATCTCTTGCTTCTTGTGTGTTTGCTAGTTCTGCTTCAAAGTATAGTCCTTTTTCATCTTCGTACAATCTCATGGTACCGTTTTTGGTTCTAGCCATAGGTAATCCTTCGTGGTTAGCCAATAAACGAACATCTGGTGTCTCAGATAGTGTCTTTCTGAATGCTCCTGGAGCAATCTTCTCAATGAATGGCAAAGGAACAGATGCTTCATTAAACACAGCAGCATAACCTGCCATACGCATAGTACCGTCTTCTGCCTGTCTTGCCTCTATGTCTCTGACCGTAAAGGTACGGCGTTCTGTCTTCTTCATCTTGCTCCTTGCTTTATTAGTTTTATTATCTAATTTATCTATTTGGCGTTGTGCCCAGTCTTGAGCAGCATTGTCAAAGTTTGCATTGCCACCCCAGAGCAACCAAGCAACTAATCCTGCACCAGGATATCCTGGATCTGAGGAATCTTTATTCTGTGGTGCTTGTCCATCTGCCTTGTGTCTTGCGAACCAAGGTGCCATCTTTCTTACTTTATCATCAGAGATACGACCTGCTGCCATTTCTCTTGCTGCTCTTTTGGTACCTTCAGTTAGACCATCGCCACCAAAACCCTCTGCCAAGTAGTCTAGTCCTCTTTGTGCATTATTTTTAATGAACTGTGGAACACTATCAACTGCTCTTACTTCTCCACCTGGCTCTATATCTTCTGCTATAGATATTGCTACCATTTGATCAATAGCATCTTGCTTATTGTCATGGCAGTTTAGAGTGGTATATGAACCATCATCTTCTTGCTTTACCGTCGCCCAACCAGAGCAATCTGATTGTTTATTTGAAACAAGATAAGGCATTAGTCCTTGACCTCATCACTGTAAGCAGCCTTTGGATCTAGTGGATCAACCAAGGATACTTGTTGTAATTGTGCTGAAGGAAGTCCTGTGTGTGATAGATCTGTCATATCTAGCATCTTAGCAACATCATCTGGGTTGTAACCAACCTGTACCAAGATAGATGCAATCTCAGCCTTCATCTTATCTCCAACAAGTGGTGCCTGACCAGCATCAATGTTTTGTAGAGGAAGTCTGTATTGATCTCCTGGCTCACCAAGTGATGATAAGTCTTCGTATTGGCGTACATCGTTTAGTGACAAGAAGCCTTCTCTTAGTCCCTTTGTGTATGCATCAAAACGCTCAATTGTAGTACCACGCAAAAGTGCATCTAGATTAAAGCGAATAAATCCATCTGGCTCAGGAAGTAGTGGAGATAGTGCTTGTTCCAAACGCTCTAACAATGGACGCAATGAGTGTTGTACAAATGAAAGGTTCTGTGCTTCAACTGATGCATAGGACATTGCTCCTTGTGTAGGATGACCTAGTAGTGACAATGGGACACGGAATATTCTTGCGATGTCTTCCACATTGAATTTTCTGACCTCAATTAATTGTGCGTCAGCAGCGTTTAGTGATAGTGGCTTAAATGCAGCACCACCAGAAAGAATACCAACCTTACCAGACATGTATGGTCCAGAGTGTGATTCTTGCCAGTTACGAGCAATGTCTCCTGCTTGTTCTGCGTTTAATTCTCCTGCAACTTCAATAACTCCACCAGGATTTGATGCGTTACCAAAATATGATGCAGCGTATGTATCAGAAGCCTGTGCAATACCAACAGACATACGGCAAGCACCAATTGGGCTTAGTCCGTAGTGTGATCCTGGAAGTCTAAATAGAGGAATATGAAGAACTTCGTTGCTTGTTAAAATCTGATCATAGATGCCATTTTCTATATCTTTAATTCTATAGACAAGTGGCTCACCTGGAATAGGTCTTTCAATTCTTACTTCATTTGGGTTTAATACAAATAGTTCTGTTACTTCGTTGTTATCATCTCGTACCGTCAAAATAAATGCGTTACCGTGTAGATGTAGAGAAGTAATTACTTGCTCAATAAATTCTAGTCTTGTTGATTCTGGGTTTGGCTTATTTACCCATGCTGGTGTCTCTCCATAAACAGTTGTATATGAAAGACGATTACGGCCTCTGCGTACATATGCACCCATTGGCAATGAAGAAATTGTATCTCCAAGTAGTCTTACGCAAGAATAAACGGTAGATGTGCGAATAGCAGATTCTGTATCAACATATGTACCTGTATTAGCAACACCAAATAAAGGACGAGGTGGAATCAATGGAAGAATATACTGACTGTTCATATCTCTGGTTTCGCCAGATGCCTTTAGTCTTTTAGATAGACTCATTTGATTACCCTTTTCCCTTAGTTAATTTTACCATGTACTTATACCTACTCGCTTCCAAGTATCTGTTGCTATGCAGATGTAGATGTAATCATTATCGTATGTGATTGTTCCTACTGTTCCCGTCGCAGATGCAGAGGCTGGAGTCTTTGTAGTTAATTGCAAATCACCATAAATTCTTACAGATCCAAGATTTCCTCCTGCAGAGTCAAACTTACCCTTGATCAAAGGTGTTGCTGTACTTGAGTTAGAAATATATAGGTTATCAGATGATGTTTCATTTAGTCCTGCGTCATATCCAAGGAACAAGTTACGGTTACCAGTTGTATTACCTGCTCCTGCTCTATATCCAAGTGCTGTATTAAAGAGACCTGTGAACACAGTTGCAATAGGAATGCTAAATCCAGTACCAGTTAATAGTCCTGCAGGTGCTGTGGATGTTTGTATAGCAAGAGTTGCTCCTACTACCATTCCAATTCCACGGTTAACAATAGTAACTGCTGTTACGGCTCCACCAGAAACTGTTATATCTGCTGTTGGAAGAACCCACCATGCACTATTATTAGGAAGTAAAACAACTCCAGTATAAGTTCCATCAGTATAACCAGATCCTGGTGTAATTGCTCCAAATGTGTCTATAGTAGATGTAGTGTCTCTAAGTGCTTCTCTACCAACTGCTGTTTGGCCATTGCCTATAACAACTGATCTTAATGTTTGAGATCCCATTGCAGTATTTTGTGAACTAGTTCTGCTTGATAACATTGTACCTTGACCATTGGCAGTATTACCATTACCAGTTATGTGATTTACCATAGAAGCAACACCAACAGCGTTGTTACCAGTAGCAGTAGTTGCAAGGTTAAGAACAGAGGCTCCAATAGCAACATTTGAGTTTCCTGTAGTCATATTTTGCAAAGAAAAAGAACCTATAGCAGTATTGCTAGTACCAGTAGTATTTAAAGAAAGTGCTTGCTGACCAACAGCAAGGTTGCTTTGACCAGTAGTATTTGAAGCCAAAGCATTTTGTCCAATTGCTGTAATACTACCTGTTGTATTATTCTGTCCAGCATTAGCACCAATAGCAGTGTTAGCACTTTGTGTATTTACGGATAATGCATTAAATCCAATTGCAACATTTGATGTTTGAGTTGTATTACTTCTAAGTGCTTGAGAACCAATTGCAACATTGAAACTACCAGTAGTAGTATCTCTAAGTGTTGATATACCCATTGCAACATTTTCTTGACCTGTTGTATTTGTTTGAAGTGCTGATGAACCAAAAGCAAGGTTGTTTACACCAGTAGTATTATTTCTAAGTGCATTAAAACCAACAGCAGTGCCATCGCTGGCTGTATTGGCAAGTAGTGCTCCAGTACCAATTGCTGTAATTCGTGCTCCAACAGTATTTGAGAAAACTGCACCATTTCCAATGGCAATATTGTTAGCACCAGTAGTATTTGAATTAAGTGCTCCTGCACCATAGGCAGTATTAGAACTACCAGTTGTATTATTTTCAAGTGCACCGTTACCAACTGCTATATTAGTTGCACCAGTAGTATTATTTCTAAGTGCATTCAATCCAATTGCTACCTGTTGTGATACTGTTGAACTTGTAGATAAAGCAAGTGCACCAATTGCAATGTTTCCAGTACCAGTTGTATTTCCTTGAAGTGCTTGATTTCCAATTGCTAAATTACTGTTACCTGTTAAATTATTATAAAGCGCAGAATTACCAACTGCAGTATTTTGAACACCAGTGGTAGTACTAAATAATGCTCCTCCACCTATTGCTGTGTTATTATTTGCAACTGTCAGAGAACCTAAAGCACCATTTCCAACAGCAACATTGTTATCACCAGCAGTTTGAGCACCAAGAGTAAAGTTTCCAATAGCAAGATTATCGCTACCAGTAACATTAAATCTCATAACATCAGCACCAATACTGAGGTTATTTCTTCCAGTTGTTGTTGCAACCTGTCCTCTTGAACCAATTGCTGTATTCTGATCACCTGTAGTTAGATTTGTGAGGTTACCAGCAATACCAATAGCAATGTTACCAAATCCACTACCTGCACCATTATTAATATCAATTCCGTCAATAGTCATTCCGCTTGATACCGTTGGATTTCCAGCACTCATTACGAATGTGTTACCTGTACCTGTTTGTGAATCAATGCTTGATGTTCCTGAGACTGATCTTATTGGTCCCGCAGTTAAATTACCACCACCACCAGTAGTCATCAATGCTGCAGAGAAATATGTTCCTGAACCAGAAGCATTACCCTGCAAAAGATTTATACTGAAACCAGTATCCTGTCTTCCTATAAAGTCTACATAATCAGTAGAACCATTTAAATAAACTAGTTTAGAGTTACCTTGAGATATTTCTTCTGAAACAGTACTTTCATTTAAGAAGTTTGCAAGTACACTGCCATTTTTTCTAATCTGTCCCTTAATTTCATAAGGTCCACTAGAATTGCTCCATTGTGTATTTAAAGTTATATTGTAATATCCAGCAATGTTTGGTGTAAAACGGTCTGTTGTTGCATCCCACCAGTTATTTGGATCAAAGTCATCAACAAATTGAATGACAGTGTCTGTGCCTGAATTAACATTTTGATTAGCAGACAAAAGTCCTTGTACTACTGTATCTGTTGCAGATATTGTTGCAGATGGTCCTGTCGCTCCCGTCGCACCTGATGGGCCAGTAGAACCTGTAACTCCTGTTGCTCCTGTAACACCAATAGGTCCAGTCACGCCAGTTGCACCTGCAGTACCAGTATCACCAGTTACACCTGTAGCACCAGCAGGGCCAGTATCTCCAGTTACACCAGTAACTCCAGTAGGACCAACATCGCCTGTAACTCCTTGTGGGCCTGTGGCCCCAGTTACACCAACGGGACCAGTTACACCAGTAGGACCAGTATCTCCAGTAACTCCTTGAGATCCAGTAGCACCTGTTGCTCCAACGGCTCCTGTAACTCCTGTTACGCCTGTGGCTCCAGCAGGTCCTGTGGCTCCTGTACTTCCTGTGGCTCCAACGGGACCTGTGGCTCCTGTAGGGCCAACGACTCCTGCAGTAAAGACTATAAAGAGAACATTCTGATTGTTAGCAAAGCCAGTTGTGCCTGTTCCACCTGATGTTACAAATGTTACTGGAATTTCAACATAGCCTACTTGTAATGTTGGTGTAGCAGATACTGTAAACTTTTGAAAGTCAGCAGAAGCATTATTGTCTTGAATAATTAAAGTATCATTTGTCTTAATCAAAGCCAAGAATACATCAACATCAACACCATCTCTATCAATATGACTTACATTGATTTGAGTAGCAGATGTTTGTGTTGCATTGTTGTAAATAAGATGATTGATAGTAGGATCGCCTGTAGTAATAGTAGTCTTGACTTTATAGTTATAGAAGTTAGATGATCCACCGTCTGCTCCTGTGGCTCCTGTAGGTCCCGTCGCTCCTGTAGCACCAGTACTACCTGTTGCTCCAGTACTTCCAACTGGTCCTGTAACTCCTGTGGGACCAACATCTCCAGTTACACCCTGTGCTCCAGTTACTCCTGTAACTCCTGCTGGTCCTGTAAATCCTGTAGGTCCAACATTTCCTGTAACACCTTGAGGGCCAGTTGCTCCTGTTAATCCAATTGGACCCGTAGATCCTACTGCACCAGAAACTCCTGTAGAACCTGTGGCACCAACGGGACCTGTAACTCCTGTAGCACCCGTTGATCCTACGGAACCAGTTGGTCCAACATTACCAGTTACTCCTTGAGGACCTGTCGCTCCAGTTGCTCCAACACCAGTCGCTCCTGTGGCACCAGTTGGTCCTGTGGCACCAGTTGTTCCTGCTCCTGCAGGACCTGTTGCTCCAGTTACTCCAGTTGCTCCAGTAGGACCTGCTCCACCTTGTGGGCCAGGTGCAGTGACTGTAACAAGGTTATTTGTTTCGTTAACAACTACTTGATTTGATATTGACGACATTATCTTGTTACCTCTCCACTTACTGTTACTGTTCCTTGAATCAAACGAGTTCTAACTCCACCAGTGCTTAGTTCTAAATCATAAACATAAAGACCTGGATCAATGGCTGCTTGCTCATCTGTTGCTATTAAATTTAATGTTCCTGTAGCACCAACGATTGTAATACCACCATTTGAAGTTGATAGAGTTAATACAGGAGTATCAGAATCAAACTTACGACGAACTTGCATCTCTGCTGTATAGCCAGTTAGGTTAATTGGTGTACCATTTGGTGCGTTGTAGACTATTTGTAGTGTCCATGTAGAGCCCTGATCAAGGGTAAAGTTATAAATACCTGCGATTGCCATGTTATTCTTTCTCCGTTGCCCAGATTAAAAATCCGCCAAGTGCGATGAAACTAATAGGAGGAAAGATTAAGAATAAGCCATATGCTGCTAGTCCTACACCAATTACTTCAGTCGTTAATGACCAGTCTATGTTTGGCTTCTTTGTTTTCATGTTTCTCCTTATAGTGAAAAGAATCTTGCTACAGGCTTTGTTGGCACTGGCACTGTGGCACGATCATAAGAAAAGATTGATGCCACGCAAGCGTCAATCTTCTTTTTGCTGTTTGCTTTTTGAATCATGAGTCCTCTTGAGGATGTTTTCGTCATAGAGTTGGCTACATGTCTATTTAATGCTTCATGACCTGAGTGAGTAAATGAGTTATTCATAACTGCCTCGTAAAATTTGGCTGTTGCTGGAACCATTCGTTCTGCAGAGTTTGGATAAGAAACTACTGGCATACCTTCCTCATCAAAAAGCATAAAAGTTCTGGAATATCGTGCAGGATCAAAGACTACTTCACGAATGCTGTAATCTGGGTTTCTGTATGCATCTATTATACAGGATTCTACTTCAGCAACTGGAATAAACCAGTTCTGATCTGCGTCATCTGGTCTTTCCCAAATTGCTAGAATATCTAAGTGAGGCTTTTCTCCACCTAAAAACCATGCAACAATTGCTGTTGAGTCTCCATTAAAAGATCCATCAAAGCCAAGTATAACATCTTCTCCAGGTATCTGCTCTCTGTCTTTAACAGTTAGTGCATCCCAGGCATCAGTAGGTATCCAAGTCTGAGCAGAGTCAGTCCATAGATTAAGTCTTTTAGTTTTAAATTCAGCCTCTGGAGTCAATAGAGAAGCAGACTTCATATCCTCTGCAGATAATATATCTCCATAAGATGGATTTGCTAAACGCCAGTTGTCTTCGTCCTTATAGTTAAGTTTTTCATCGCCTTGATACCACGCAAAAAAGAAGGAAGGATCTTCAACTTCTCCTTTGGCTAGTTGTACGCCTCTATTGTACATTTGGAAACAGAGGGATTCTTTACCTGATGAGTCATACTTCGTTCCAGCAGTGGTGATTGCTACAAGCATTGGCTCAAGACGAGCACCCATAGATAGAGACATTGTGTCGTATAGTTCTCTATTTGGCTGTGAATGTAACTCGTCAAATGCCACAAATGT